TTAGATAACATTAAATATATCTTGATTATATTCGCGTGCCATATTCGTGCCATTAAGATTTAATATTCCGTCTATTTGTTTTGCATGTTGAGTTAAATGAATAGGTGAAAGGTGTGCATACCTTCTCACCATTTCAATACTTTCCCACCCTCCCATTTCTTGCAATGCAGATAATGGAACCCCGGATTGAACTAACCAACTTGCCCATGTATGTCTTAAATCATGAAATCTAAAATCTTCTATTCCAGCTCTTTTTAACCCAGCCTTCCAAGCCTTATTTCCGTCAACTCTCATTTTCCTTATTTCGGGTGTTAATTTTCCGTTAGGTTTCACTGATGATGACATGTGAACAAATACCCATCGGTTATGTTTCCCTATTTGCCCGCGCAAAACTGAGCATGCTGTATCATTTAATGCCACGCCAATCGCTCTACCTCCTTTAGCATCCTCCGGGTGTATCCAGGCAATCTTTTTCTGAATGTCAATTTGCGACCATTCCAGATCAAGAATATTTGACCTCCGTAACCCGGTTGCCAGAGCAAAGACAACAACCGGTTTAAAGTGATCAGGCATTTCATTAACAAGCCTCCTTGCCTCCTCATGAGTTAGCCACCGGATACGCCTGTTTTTGGGCTGCCGAGCTTTCACGTTTGGGGCAGAATCCAACCATTGCCATTCGTTGGCGGCGATCCGGAGTAATGCCCTCATAAAAGCCTGGTGAGAATACCGGGTTGATTGACTAACAGGAGCTGGTTTATATGGGGGGACTGGCTTACCAAGGCGAGTTAATCTGTCCCTTTGGCTCTCCCAGTTATCTCTCAGCTTCCTGTTTGTCATCCCGGCAACCGCTGTTTGAATTTGCTCATTTGTGATGCTGGATAATGGCTTTCCTCTAAATATTGGCAGGAAGAATCCAATCTTAGACTTATCAGCATCCAGCGATTTTTTGTGTCCTTTCTCAATTATCCAGCGTAAACATGCTTCTTCGAACAGTTTAACCGGAGCTTCTCCAATTTTGTCTGTCCTCCACATATCCGACTTTAGCTTGTCATGGAGTTCTTGAGCTTCCCGCTTGTCCGTTGTGCCAAGGCTTTGTCTAATTCGCTTCCCACCCGCCGTAACGAAATCACAGTGCCATACTCCGTACCTTTGCTTGAGTGCCATTCAGTTTTTCCTTCTGCTTGGCCTTCAACCGCATTCACCCGTTGAGTTTGCTGCTGATGCCTGACATATTCAATACAAGAAGATCTAAATATGAGGAGTTTCCCCCCTCCGTTAATTCCGGACTTTGATGCTGCAAGTAACTTGCTCTTTATTCTGGCCCTTACCGCGCGTGGGCTTAGGTGGAGAAAGTCAGCGGCCCCATCTAAGTCAAAAACTTCATCATTCATAGCTGGCCTCTTATCTCTTTATCAATCCCATCACCTATCTTCCGGTAGCCAGCATCGTAAATGGCAACTGCAACATCTTCAGGTTGATAGCTATCGGGTAATGCAGATTGAATGCTAACGATGTCAGTAATTGCCGCGTTCTTGCGTGCTAATTCTTCCTCGTCCAGAATCTCATTGCACAGTCCAACGCACTCATTGCAGATGTTTACTGCGGGGCCGGAGATGATGCGAACCTCGCTTTCAGGCTTATTGCAGAATGAGCACGTAGCTTCTGGCGGCAATTCTTCGACTTTGTACTTTACGAAATCAAGGTTCATGCTGCTTTACTCCCGGTTAATATTTCCTGCCCAATCGCCTTTAGCTCATCGCGCTTAACGGTGGTGAACATGCAGCGAGGCTTGATGAATGGCCGCCAGATGAATAACAGCGAACCCTTGTTGTTACCGTTGATTGGCTTGCCCGTATCAGAGCGCAGAAACGATATCCGGCCATCAGTAATGAATCGCACCTCATCCACCGATTGGAGTGCCTGGCCAAACCAACCTACAGATGAGTCGGCCGGCACAAGCATCACCACCGTTTGTAGTTGCTGTTTACATTGTTCGGCGGCCTTGTTTACCCAGGGTGAGATATCGGAGTAGGGTGGATTGCACCAGATGGCGCCGTAACTTCCCCATGCACTAATAAGCGCATCGTCTTGCTCAGTGAGATAGTGGGCGCACAGGGCGTTTTTATGGCTGGCCGCCGCATCCAGGTAAAAGCCAAACTCAATATCTAATGCAGTGAAGATATCGGCAGGTGTCATCCATAAATCTTTCAGGTTGCAAGGTGTGTGGCTGCCGCCAAAATCACTCATGCCGCCTCCCTTAGCGCTTTCAAGTGCGGCGCATTAGCCTGAAAAACTGCTTCAGCGAAACCGCGAGGTGTGGCGCTGCGAATGTTCTTCACACGCTCTGACTTCCCGCCTAGCTTTAGATGTTGAGTTGAATAACCTTCAGGCACGGGAACTGGCAACTTATCCGGCATCACAAATCCCCCACCAGTCCATAGGCATGTTTTCTTTGGGTAGGCATCCCGCGGAGCAATGTAATCTGGGTATGTTGGATGAACGTCATCAACTGGCAGGTAGCCGCCGTAATTGCTCGGATTGAATATGAAATCTGGCTTTCCAAATATGCCACTGAAAACACTTACTGGATTTTCGAAGAACCACGGTGCTCCAGTTATTTCACCAATCATTCGGCATTGTTCAGCAACAAGTGCGGCCTTAGCCTGAAAGTGGGTGTCCGCATTGCGCTTCTTTTCGAAGTGAGCAGCACCACTTACAGCAACATCAGTGCACGGTGGAAATCCAGCAACAAAAACGATTTCTTCATTCCGGATAACATCACCCAATGCGCCGGCAGCCGTCAGGACTGTGTCTGGCCACTTTCGTATTCCAGCCTGGTTACTTTTTTCAAGATGCTGTGGGTCAATTAAAATTGCATCATACCCAGCCGCCACCCACGGTGCTGCCATGATCCCTGTCAGGTCGCACAGGCAAATAATCGTTCCTCTACTCATGCCGCCATCCCCTTGCGTCGCTCATCAATCTCATAGTCATCACGACACCCAGCATCACAGAACAAGCCGCGCTCTATTGCCCGTCGACACTCTGAAAAATGGCAGCGGCCCGTAAACGTCATTGTCGGCTTGCGGTTCGCGATACCAATTTCGATGTTGAGCAATTCAAGATTTTGAGCTTGGTCGATTTCGTCGCACATTACGCCACCTCGTCATTTACCGGTTCTGATGTGAAATCTTTCAGCGCCTTTTCGCAGGCAAGGCTGACGCGGGTAATATGCTGCTGCATGGCTTGTAGTGATTCGATGTCTGATTTCATAACGCCGCGCATAATCAATGCAGTAATAACTTGGCTAAGTTTTGGGTAATAGCCGACAGCTTTTTCATAAGTCTGTCCGGCATATTTACTCTCTTTGCCAAATACATTTTTCTGGCTGAGGGTGAACTGATATTCATCACTCGTGATGACGTAGTTTTCTATTTCGATACGCATAGAGATACTCCAGATAGTGAAATCCGTTTCTGTCGTTCCGTGGTGGGGTTAAAACGAGTTACCGATACACTTCGCTGCAAACAAGCACAGCGTCAGGCCTGCGCTCTTTAATCAGCGTTGATATTTGTTGGCATTCTGATTGAGTAGGATAGATATCTTCTGAAACTGGCAGGGCGTTGCAACTATCGTTAAAGCATGAAGTAATGAGAAGAACAAAGCCGATTAGCATTAGTCCTCCGCTGACTTGGCTGCTGTGAATAACAAGGTTCCCTCTGGTGCATCATTAATCCAACCAAGGGTTTTATTGCCGTTGCAGCTAATGACTTGGCCTATAGGTTTCTGCTGTTTCAACTCTGCAAGTTGCTCACGCAGTGATAGCAGTTCAGCATTCCGTTCAATTAGCGCATGAGCCATTTGATTGATTAGGTGACCATCGGGCCAAACATGAGTCAGCTTGACTAAATGCCACTTATCATTCATTGACATCTTTATCTGCAATTTCTGCTCTTCACTCAGCATCTGCATTCCCCTCTACCAAAGACTGAAAACGTTCTTTTCCGGTACCATCACACGCCCCACAAGGAGGTGCGCCATCGTGGTCATAATGACCGCTGCCGCTGCAAGCGCTACAGGCCCTCAATTTCCAGCCGTGGACAAAACGCCGGTAATAATCTGTCCTTTCTTTCTTCCGTTCATGAAAAGTGAACATCACTCATCATCCCAGTTATCGATAGGACAATGCCGTCCGGTAGCCTTTGGCTCGTTATCTCTTAGTTGAGGGCATTCTGCGTGATGACATTCGCCGTCGCGAGCAGCAGCGCATCGCTTTAGTGGTTCAGCTGGCGCGGGTTCGATAACTATGTTTGGATCGGGCATCTGGTCACTGCACTTAATCCAGCCGTGCTTCTCGTTTGCCGCTGATAACGCTGCTTCTGCTGATTCTGCGCGTTCGCGTATCGCAACAATGGCGTTTCGTAAATCTATCGGGGCTACATCATCTGCATCCTTTTCAAAACCCAATTCATCACGAACTGCGCGGCTTTCACACATGTGCTGGTCAGCTTCTCCAGCACTCATTGAATAACGGATTAATCGTTGTGTCGCTTCATCACGTTCTTTCTGTGCCGCTTCCAGTTGGGATATCAGTCCAGCACGTGCTGCATTCCAAAACGCCAGCATGTCATTTGCATGCTGATATTTGTAAGTAACGCCCGGTACCGGATGTTTAAACTTTTCTACTGGAGTTCCAACATCACGCTCCACGTATGTGTTGTATGCGGACTCAAACTCTTCGATGTTATTCATCATGACTCCCAAACCTGATTTTTTGCTGCGGAATATCCATCTGAATATGCGTAAACCCAGTTCAATTGCTCTGGTGTGAAATCCATGCCATCTGATGGAAATGAGACGAGACGCATACTTAAAATGTTGAATGATGTTGTGAGTTCGCGAGAAAATTTAGCCAAGAACGCTACGTTTAATTTGTCGGGAAATGAGTCATTAAGTTTGCGATGGCACTTTTCAATCTTGGTAGCCATATCATTCACCCCTCAGTCTGGCGGCGAACAATAGAGCCTGCTTTCCAGCGTAAATTACCTCTTCGCAGTTTTCGTCCTGACCGATGTTAATTGTTAGATTTCCGTATTCCTCAACACCCTGCGCCTTTATCTCGTTAATCGCCTAAGTTGTGGTCGGGGTTCCATCCAGCGCCATATTCAGCACATCGACGTACCAATCCAGATATTTGTATTCCAGCAAGTCGCCATGCTCTTCCCACATATCAGGCGCGGTGGCGAATTCGATTGCACTCTTCAGCACAACGTTCTCGCCAGCCAATTCTTGATGCTTCTCATCCTTGAGAATAATTGCGTCGAATATCTCACTTGTGTCACCGCTGTAATCGACAATTCCAAGTGCTGCTGCAATGCGAGCTATTTCTCTGCATGCTTTGTCATAATCAGTATTTTCAGACATAACTATTCCTCAGCAGATTGCTGTAATGGGGTGGGGGATTAGTCCGCCGTCCATGGCGAGTAAGTCCGTTTACTTTTCATTTCCTATAAGCCTCTTTTGCCCATCAAATACTTGAGCTCGCTCCTCTGCATCTAATGCGTCGAGATATAGCCATCCTGGCCTGCGAACTGGCTTTCCCTTTTTTAATCCATCGAATTGGGCGAGGGCGTATTCCACAGCATCCTTGCTGGTCTTACTCCTGTGATTGTCATCGTATTTCATGGTGACCCCTTATTTTGTGTATTACGGGGTGCGGGGATGCGGTTTAGAACGGGATATCATCATCAAAATCAGGGGCTTGCTTTGCAGCTTGTTGCTGACGTTGCTGAGCAACTTGTTGAAGTCGAGATTGTGGCTGCGCGCCATTTCCGAGCATAGAACGTTGCGTTTGCTGTCCGCTCATAGTTTTAGTCCCTGGCTGCTCCCGCTCATCCTTGTCTTTTAGGACGAGCAGTAACTTATCAACTGCTTCAGCAGACGTACCATCAACAGCTTCTTTGAATGTCTTACGGGAGGTTGAACTAAACGCCTGTTTGATCTCGAATTTGTAGCCGTCTCCCCCATCAGATTTGGTGTATAGAACTTTCTGAAGGACAAAACCAATCGGTTTGCCTTCGAGTTCAGGGCAGTGCAACTCGACCTCTTGCTCTCCCTGAACTTCGACTGCATTCAGTTGCTTGATTTTGTTCAGCCCCATGATGGCGTGTATCAGGGCAGAACCGTGCTTTAATGGGCTACCATCACGGCCTTTATAGTTAATGCGAAGGTAATTTATCTTGCCAATATCCGACTCCAGGCAAAGCTCCATCGCCTCAGATTGTGAATCGCGGCCACTGGTGAAGATGGCCGAGGCAATGTTGCCTGCATAAGCGCCAGTTTCAGATGCGCCGCCAGCGCCAGCGGTTTTGGCTGAGTCTTGGTCAAAAGTGAAGATTGGTTGCATTATTCTGATACTCCGTCGTCGTTAAGTTCGTAATAGTCCCGTATCGCTATATCTACAGCGTTAAGGTCGTTATCTATTTGTTGAGAATTGAAAAGGCCAATAGGGGATTTAACCGGGTCAGTGCCATCGGTTTGCGTTGAGAAGTAGTAGCGTCCATCCATGACGCCAGTGCGAAGAGCTATACCGAACATCCCTTCAACAGTGATTTTTTCGTCCAGCATTTTACCGATGGTTTTCATTTTTACCCGGCCGGATTGCGTTTCTTCTGTGTGTGCCATGAAGTAGACAATCAGGTCATCCTCAGCGGCTTGGGCAGCCCTGATGACATCCCACGCGCCGCCGCCAATTTCAGTGAACTTCTCATAAGACTTTTCACTGCGACGCCGCATAAACTGGTTGCCCATCACATATTGAAAATCATCCACGATGACGATTTTCTTTTTTGCACGGCGGGCAAAGTTGATGATAGTAATAATGTCCGTAGGAATATCTGTGAAAAAAACATTACCGGTTTTGGCTTCAAAATCCCGAGGCTTCCAGTCTTTGGATTTGAAAGGTAGCCGCTTGTTTTCCGGGTTAACCAAAAAACAGTCGGCGGCATTGAGATTGCGCATGCTGGTAGACTTCCCTGTCCCAGACTCGCCAAGGATCAGCACTGGAGTACCCATTAGACGATAGCCCCCATCGCATGTTTCATGGTGTATTCCTGGTCTTCGTTCAGTTCCATGTTTGACAGGCACCAACGGAAATAACCAGGGTCTTCACTGGCGATATCAGTAAAAGTCTTCCCTTTGTGTTTACCGAACGCCATAGCGTGGAGTAGGGAGGGTCGTTTAGTGATTTCCCGCATTTCAGCAACAGTCCATCGCGCTATACGGTTCATGTGAAGCAGCAACTCAGCCGTGACGTAGCAGTCGTACAGCGCCCTGTGTGCGTGGAGTCCTTCCGGCACATCAGGGTTTAATCCATGCGCATAGCGAAGATACTGATTTCCATGACCGCCCTCCGGCCATAGCTTGCGTGATAACTTAAGAGTGCAAACCCACGGTGCGGTAATCTGAGGTAGCTTTTCACGGTCAAAGGCTGCGTTGTGCGCAACGTAGATATCAGCATCAAGGTATTTATCAATCACGTGCTCAATAAGAGGGGCATCAGCAACCATGCTTTCGGTTATGTGGTGTATTGCCATTGCTTCGAAACTGATCGCCTCAGTGGGCTTCACAAAGTCACTCATTGGGTTACAAATTTTGCCGTCCACAATATCGACGCTGGCTATTTCAATAACACTGCCTTCAAAGCTTGTCGTTTCGGTATCAATTACACGAAAAATCATGATGGATTCCTGATGTTCGGGCATCGTCATTGGCGTTTATTTGAGCCAGCTTTTGAGCTATCCGATCAAGGTCGGAGGCTTCCAGTTGATTGTCGATGCAGAGTGATAAAATGAAGTCTTCGAGGCGGGATTGCTGCGTTACAGCACTGGCTAGCTCCATACGACCCCCGAGATGAAAAAGCAGATAGCCATCAGCAAAAACATCAGCGCGGGCTGTAGCTTTTGTGAAATCCATTTCGATGGCTTAATCTCAAAATCCTTTCCTGTTAGCTGGTAACGATGCTGCATTTGTAGATACATATTTACTTCGCCCATGATGCTCTCCGGTTAATTGTTACGGATGCTCTTGGGCGTCCGACTGTTGATTGATAAAGCGCAGCACAATTACCCTCATGGCAGAATGTGTGGCGTTCTGAATGCTTGTAGAACTGAATGGATACTTTTTTTAAATCTTCTGGCAGCCGAAGTTTTCCGCAGTAATCACACGCTTCTGCATCAAGATGCTCTGTGGCTGATTGAATAACAGTGCCAATATCAAATCGGCGCTGAACTCCCTGGCTGTCGGTGTAGTGCACGAATTCAGCAGGGCGGTTTTTGTAGTCAGGTTCTGTATTACAACCGTCGAAAGTAACGATTTGGTTTCCTAATTTCAGCAGAGCGCCAGGAAGCATTTGAGCAAGGCGTTCTTTTGATACTTTTTGAATGGTCTTCATGGCGTTCTCCTGATTTTTTCCCACGACAAAGCCGCCGACGATGGGGTGTCAGTTATTTACTCTGGGGAGTGGTGGGGGTGGGGAGGGTTACTTGGTTACTGTTGCGATGTGGCCGCTTTACCTTCGAATTTAGTGCCGCAGAATGGGCAGTAATTCATGGATATGCTGCTATCGCCATTGGTGATGCGCTGTTCTAACTCGCCGTTCTTCTTGCGCTTATAGAAACGGAAGGTGTACGGCAGCCTGACGCTGCAAAAATCACCATCAGCAAACACCAGTGCGCTATGCGCAGAGCCGCTTTCTGCAACCTCAGCCACGTCATTACCCCGACGCTCCAAGATATGCAGTTTCATTTTCTCGCTAACTTCATCAAAACATTTACATGCCATATCTCACCCTCTCGCCTTAATCATTGCGTCAGGAATTAAATTAACAGTGACATTGAAGCCGGGGTAATCTCGGGCCTCATCTAAATCATCAACAACACGCTGCTTAAGGTCGTTAACTTCTCCGTCAAAATAATTATCAAGCTCACGCTGCGTTACGGTAATCTCGATTTCCATACATCACCTCATCTAGTGGTCTTATTGCTGGCTTTTTCATTTTCCCATTTAATTTTTGAAGCGTGAGATTCAACCAGTAGAGCTAAAACTTTTTCTCGTTCATCGAGAGGCAGGGCAGTAAACAACATATCGATACAGCCAATTATTCCACCGCTACATTCCCCTGTGATGCCATCAGCCCAATACTTAACCTTGGCGCTATAGTTTGGTTTCTTTGTACTTGCCATCATTCATTCCTCATTTACCCGCCAATAAAAAAGGCCACCTAAGTGACCTATTGAATTCTCTCTGTGCGCCCACCGTGGCGTAACACTTCCCCATACTCTCCAATACTTACGTTATCGTCCCTGTGCTGGCGTAACGCCTGCTTTACCGCTGTTTCAGCATTTCCACGATAAGCATCAAATTCAGCTTTAAGCGTTTTATATTTCTGCTGCCATTCGCGCTCAATGTCGGCATATCGGTCTGAATCTGGCGGAGAGTAGAAAGCCATTCCGTAATGCTCATGACCACCACTTACGGCCTCAGCAAGACAAGTAAGTTGCTCTGATGTCAGTGTTAAGTCACAGTCATCAGTGGCTTGTGAAATACACTCTTCCCAATAATCTAAGTCGGCCATCTCTTACCCCTTAACTATGTGGTGGGCTTCCGGTTAGCATTTGTGCTTTTTACTGAAAACTCGTTTAGCCTGAATTATCTTTGACTGATTAGCCGTCTTGTAAAATACCGCCCGACAGTGACTACAGAACAACGTAGCGTTTCCGTAGGCATCCAATCCCCAGCCGACAAAATCATTAATTTCTCGCTGCATGATTTCTCACTTAATAACGTGATAGCAATCTTCGCGAACATTACGGAATCCCGCTGCAAACTTAGCTACCTGTGGTAAGCAGATATTGTCCGCGCTTGGCTGCTCTGTGCTGCGAACCGGTACAGGCATCGTTGCTTTGTATACCCTTGATGTGCAGCCCTCAGAGAGCTTTGTGAATGCCGCTTCAATTCGGCTTGCCAGCACTCGGTTGGCATCCTTCGCCGCGAAGAATTCACCTGTACGCTTAAATTTGCGTGTCTTTGAATTCTCTTTGGCTGGCTTGATTGTGATCGCTACCATGATTACCTCCGGTGATTGGCTTTGGTACTGGATGCGCGGCACCACATCATTCTTCCCGCGAGGTTGTTTGTGAATCATCCAGTCCAAAGCCAACTTCTCTTTGGTCTCCCAGACTATCCGGGAGAGATCCGTCACGAGGATTGATTAGCATCTCTGCTTTCGTTCCCCGCTTTGTTAATGAGCAGCCTGTCGTCCTGACTGGCGCGGCGAGTAGTTCCGTCTGCCGCATCGATGTTTCGCTTCGATGGGCTAAATATACATATTGTATTCATGTGGTGCAATACGTTTTGTATACCATTTCCGTTGTGAATACATAATGTAGTGATTTTTAAGGTAATTTAATTTGAAAATAATTCAGACGTGACCATTCCCACCGGCTATAAGGCGTGAAAAGTGTGAAGTGAGTAGTGTTTAAAGCGGGTAGGGTGGTGAGATTGCCAGATTACAGGCACAAAAAACCCGGCAGCGGGGCCGGGTTAGTCGCCTATTTTCGAGTTAAATAGACTCCACTTGATGTTCCGACGACACTCTTAGCAAAGTCATTCGCCGCTTGCTGCTTCGATTGTTCATCAAAATACTGCCCATTCCCGTAAGGAATTGCCTTGGTTGATGAATCTCGGCTAGGAGCTTTTGAGGCCGAAACTTTTTTCATAGTTTAATTACCCTTTAATATCTTGTAGATATCATTATTCGATAGGGTTGCCTTACAATTTTGTTTTTCTCTTCTTTTCGTTCCATCATGATTTTCTTTATAAAAATCACTTTTAGTAGTTGCTTTATCAACCTTGAATACCATCTTAGCTTGATCTAATGGCTTAATCCAGATTAAATGCGATATATCATCGACCATTCTCCAATCTAAACAGACATCATCTATTGATGAAAGCGCATTCAACACTTCAAGCGCAGATTGATATCTATCAGATGGATCTACTGAAAGGCATTTATTTATGATAGCCCTTAATGGTTTGGGAATGTGATGGTTGTATGTTTTTTCTGGGAACGCACCCGAACTTATTTGACTTATAATAAAATCACTGGGATTAGATAGTAGTTTCTGTGTTTCATCGTTGAATTTATTATATCCTACAGCCATTCTATATATAGTCATTCCCGCTTGATATATGTCATATGTCAAGTTGTAAGCTTTTAATGTGAAAGCTTCAGGGGGGTAATGTGTAGTGTAAATTTGGTCTGGTGCGGCAAATCCTGTTTTATCCAAGGTCTTCGCTAATCCGAAATCTGCCAACATGGCCTCATCACGTTCCGATAGCATTATGTTATTTGGTTTTATATCAAAATGCATTAGAGATTTTGAATGTATATGGTGTAGTCCACTTAGAAAATTAATTGAGTATCGTATTATTTCGCGAGGTGAAAGATTACTTCTTTTAATTCTGTCGCTTATTGTCCCATTAGGATAAAATGGCATGCAAACATATATATTGTCTTGATCTTGGCATGCATAATTTACTTGAGCAATATTTGGGTGCCTACTTGCATATAGAAGTCTTGCTTCACTAAAGTAGTCTGTAGCATTAATTTTAGTCTTGGAAACTTCTTTTATTGCAACTTCAGCATCTAGGTGCTCGTCTTTGGCTAAATAGACCTCTGAGTTTTGCCCTGCCTGCCCAATATCCCGTATATATGTAAAATTAACGTCAGCTTTTTTCATTGGAGCTATCATATTAAGCATCTCCTACAGCTAAAGCGGCCAATATAGCTTCGTTAGTTGAAGTATCGTATGAGCTTGTATCAATATCTCTTACTTTAAGCTTTCCTTTTATTGCATCTTCAAACTCTGCGGCACTTATCCCTATCCTACTATAAATACCTTGTTTTCTTAGAGTATAGTAGGACTTAACGTTGCTACTTGAAAACGCCTCTTGGATTACACCTTCAATATAAAGTCTCTCAATGTTTAGATTTTGAGAGTTTGATTCACTAATTCTTATGCATGCAATGGAAACATTATATTCTCTCAATATATCCAAGATATTATTTCTTACATACTTTAATTTTTCAGGCGTAGATAGAGTAAGTGGAATTTTTATTACATCCACGCATTTTAATGTTCTATCTTCGGTGCAATAAACAACGAAAGAAGCAACCTTTGGTGCAGCCCTAACTCCAAGTATCCTCATTGCGAACCCCATAGACTTATCAAATAAGCCGTTAATTCCCTAAAATGGAAAGCGCTCCGGTCTTTGCCAGATTCGCTGTATTTGTTTACCCACCCCTCTATGGGCTAGCAGTGGGTTATGGTATGTGTTCCCACTTGATATCAACCACAACGCCAATGATCTTACAGTTACCATTGATAATGGTCGGCGGGTGATGTGGGTTTAACGCCTTTAGAAATTTCCGCCCAGCATCAGTCATGTACTGCTTGAAGGTAGCCTCGTTTTCGTTTTCCAGCTTAGCTACAACCAACTTCCCGCTGACGGCCTCCTTCTCTGGGTCAACAAGGATGATCATCCCCTCCGGCACGGTGAAGCCACTTGGTGACGTCATTGAGTCACCTTTGACCCTGAGCCAGAATGATGAATCACTTGCATCTACAGTGGTCTCAGGCCACACGTCAATATCATCCTTTCTGTAAGGCTCAACCGCTTCTAGCCAACACCCAGCACTAACCCAGCTAATTAAAGGATAACTACCTTTAACCTCTTTTTTGCCAACATAGCTAACGCTACGTGTAACCCCATCTTTTTCAGAAATAGTTCCATCTGGGTTAACGACAAATTCAGTCATCCCAAGAATGTCCATTATTTTTGCTATCTCTTCAATGTCAGGTTTTCGCCGATCATTAAGCCAATGACTCACCGCACCTTTAGTTATTCCTAGATGTTCAGCGAGAGTTTCCTGAGTTATTCCAGATTCTTTCATCCGGATTTTTGCAACATCGAACCATTTCATTTTCATTCCTTGATTATACGTTCTGTATAGCTCTATTCGAGACACAATATGTATACATCTCTTGCTTATCAAGAATACAATACGTATACTTTTATCTTGAAAGGAGGTTCCCATGAATAATCTGCGAATTTTTCGCGAGCGCATTGGATTAACACAATCCGAACTAGCAGAGCTAGCTGGATGCACACCTGGAGCGATTGGCCACTACGAGACTGGTCGCCGAGGAATGGACATTAATCTTTGCCGTCAGTTTGTTGAGATTCTTAACTCATCTGGCGCAGCAGTTGGGCTGGATGACGTTTTCCCACCCAAGACACAAAAAGCAGCTTAAGCACTACCGCTCTTTAACACTACTGGCCTCACCCCGGAAAGTCTGGGGTAACAAAAGTGACAAGCTCACAGCTTTGTCACGTAACAACATCTAACAAGGGAAGAGTACGCAATGGAACGTGCACAGAAACGCACTAACGCAATTGAATTGGAAGTACAGGTTATGAATGGCATCAGCAGCAAGGGACAACTGGAAGCCGCTAAGCACGTAGGTGTTGACCGGTGCCAGATAAGTCGCTGGATATCGGGCAAGGACAGCATGTTAAGCAAGTTCTGCCGATTGCTTGAGTTTGCTGAGATTGAGAAGCCTGAAAACATTCTGGCAATAGCAGGGAATGAAGCAAGGGAGATAGCAACGACACTTCGAATGATGCGGTTGTTGATTAACCCGCAAAAGCAAAAAGCCCCTGCGCGAACAGAGGCTTCAGAACAAATCACTATGAACTTTTAACTGTATCAATTCACAGGGGTAATTATATGCGAAAGCGCAGAATTATCAAGAAAGAAGAGGAACGGCGTCACCCTGACTCACCTGATGGACTGGTAATGGCAGCAGCCGTTAACAAGTCATTTGCTGAAAGGCTGATTGGAGTATTTAGGTTGGCTAAAGCAGGGGTGAAAGATGAACGTCGTTAGGCATATATCTGACTACCAAAAACCTCACTTGGAGGTCGTGGAGCGTCGCGTGGCTGATACCGATGATGGTTATACTCGCATCGCTAACGAGCTGCTTGAGGCCATCGCAGGAGCTGATTTAACCGCTCGCCAGTTGAAGGTGATGATTGCAGTTATTCGCAAAACCTACGGCTACCAGAAGAAGCTGGACAGAATTGCTGATATTCAAATAGCGGACATCACTGGCCTATCAAGACAAAACGTTAACAAGGCAAAAAAAGAATTACTTTCAATGAATTGCTTGATGATAGATGGCAGCAAGATAGGGCCAAATAAAGACCTATCAGAGTGGCAATTCAACAAGTGTCTCCAAAAAGGTAACTTTGTCTCTAAGTTGAAGACAAAAAGTGTCTCTAAGTTGGAGACAGTCAAAGTCTCTAAAGTGGAGACACACAAAAGAAATACTTTAAAGATAAAAGATAAGATCCCCCTAATCCCCCAAAGGGAAGAAATCGAAGAGATTTTAAATCAGGCAAAACAGGCCTTGGAATACTACAACGAGATATCAAAAAGCACCTGTCGTGATACCAAGCCATATCTCACCCTGCTAACAGCAACAACCAGTCGATCAGCTTACACCCTGCAAGACCTGAATTTAGTCACTCGCTGGGCCTTAACGGTCTGGAAGCGTCGCGGTAACTCATGTCCTAAACCAAAAAGCCTTTGTGCCGTAACCCGGTTCGATGGGTATTTATCCGATGCTGAGAAATGGCTTCAAAGCAGCGTTGATATTGACTGCCAAGCCGTTATTGATGCTTACAACGAGGTAACCGCTGGGAAACTTCCAGAAGCTGATTTGGATAGGGATCGGGAGATAGCCATTCGTGAACTAGCTCAGCACTTGGCAAAGAAAAATGTCGAGGGATTCAGGGCTTATTTTGCTGGGTTTATCGAAGATGCCCGAGATTTCTATTTCGGTGGGGCGGACGGGATCGGTTGGAAGGCAAGCTTTGAATACCTGATGAAACCAGAAACGCTACGGAAAGTGAGAAGGGGTGAACTGTGATTAATATTGATATCGAAGCCAGTGTGATTGGTGGGCTGCTGATAAGCGGATACACGCCAGATGCAAACGAAGTATTGGCAACAGTAGATCCGGATGCTTTCACCGTTTCTCTGTACCGTGAGACGTTCAAGGAAATTAAGCGTCAAGCTTCCACTCGCGGCCTGATTGATAGCCTGATGATTGCCGAGGCAATGGGTGAGGGTAATTTCTCCAACATCATCATGACAACCAAGAGTTGCCCCAGCGCCGCCAACCTAAAAGGCTATGCGCAGGTAGTGAGTAAATACCACCTGATCCGCCAGTTCTCGAAGCTGATGGAAACCAATTACGACAGCATCACTCAATCCAATAACTATGAGCAGGCGCTTGCAGGAATTGAAGCGTTCATGACCAAAGTCAACAGCATGGGGAGGCCCAGCACTGAAATCATTCCAACCCACATTGATGAGCTTCTAGAATCTTATGCTGATGTACTGGAGCGTCGACTCAAAAACGGCGAAGCATCCGACACGCTGAAAACTGGCATTGACGAACTGGACGAGATCACCGGCGGCCTAAACCCTGAAGACCTCATGATTATTGCTGCCAGACCGGGGATGGGTAAGACAGAACTGGCGTTAAAGATTGCCGATGGAGTAGCTGATTCATACGTTACCCGTGGTGACATCGTAGAGCGTCGTGGTGTACTGATTTTCTCAATGGAAATGAGTGCTCATCAGGTTATCGAAAGGTCAATTGCTGGCGCTTCCAACATGCCAGTGTCTAGCCTGAGAAAGCCAAGCCGAATGGGTGACGAAGATTGGGCGCGGATCTCTCAAGGCATTGGGATGCTTAAAGGGCTTGATGTTTGGGTTGTTGATGCATCAAAGCTTAACGTTGAACAGATGCGTAGCATTGCTGAAAGGCACAAGCAACGGCACCCAGCGCTATCTCTCATTCTGGCTGATTACCTCGGCCTTATCTCAAAGCCAAAAGCAGAGCGAAACGACTTAGCTATCGCCCACATTACCGGATCACTCAAAGCAATGGCGAAGGATTTGAAAACCCCTGTTATCTGCCTGAGCCAATTATCGCGTGATGTGGAAAAACGACCTGCCGGCCAGCGCCGCCCAACAAATGCCGATCTACGTGATTCAGGCAGCATTGAGCAAGACGCTGACACTATCGTGATGCTGTATCGCGAGGCTGTTTACAACGAAGACAGCCCAGCCGCGCCTTATGGTGAAATCATCGTAACTAAAAACCGATTCGGCACCCTCGGAACCGTTTATCAACTTTTCAAAAATGGTCACTTCCTGCCAACAGATCAGGGAAGTGCTCACGACATTTGCAAGGGTAAATCAACCGCGGCGCCACAGGGCCGGAAATATGGGAGAGATATTTAATGGAACTCACACGCGAAGATGAATTAACCATTGAGCAATATATTCGCATTGCTCACAACGGCTACACAGGCCCGGTATTTATCTGGCTTGACCGTCTGAAGGAACTTCACATGAAACGCGCACAACTGATTGCTTGGACTGCTATCACCTGCGCCAGATACGAATCGAAGAGGGCCGCATGATGGACATAACTAAATCGCGTGAAGCGTTTGAAGCTTGGTGGAACGCTCCAGAACAAGCTGAATTGAGAAACAGTTGCATAATGGGGTGGGGCTTTAGAATCTGGAAGGCGTCGAGAGAGAGTCTTTTAATCGACCTCCCGCAGAAAATTTCCGAGTTCAACAGGATGCCTGATAACGGAGCGATCCTTCTTGAAGCGGTTAACTACGACGAAGCGATTGACGATTGTGCCGAAGCAATCAGGGCTGAGGGCATTCGGATCAAGGGAGAGAGTGAATGAAAACTCACTTGCGAGATAAATCAGTAGAAAAAGACATGCCGGGATACTTGGTTGAGAAATACCACCGCGAGGGTTATTTCGGTGCACGGTGTGGATATATGCGGGTAGGCACTACTAACGTCATTTCTGAAGTTGATTGCAGTCATTGTCGGCGCGAAATCCGAAGAAAGGATAAGTCATGAAAGAATTAGATAGTTTCACTGTAGAGCAGTTAAACGAATTAATCGAATCAGACCACGCTCAATGTGGCGATGTCTCAGCTCTAGCCCGAATCGCGTTAGCTGCAAAGAGGGCTGAGCCTGATTATCACATCGTGAGATTAGAGCGTACTGATGCATGGGGCGCAGAGGTAGTGCTTGATGCATACGAAACTGAACTTGATGCCATCAAGTCAAAGGCCGACGACGGCGGCGAGATTATCCCTGTCTACACCACTGCACGGTTGAACTCTCCGGAGATACCGGATGGTTGGATTAAATGTAGTGGCCAGATGCCGGAAGTTGGCGATGTTGTTATCACCGCTTATCAAGGCTGTACCAAAGTTGGGCAAATGGAGCGGGCTGGGAAAAGTTACAGATATTTTACATCCATTACTTCTGGGCGTGAATTGCCAGCCACTCACTGGATGCCACTACCCGCCGCGCCGGAGAAGCCACTATGAATACTGAAATATTATCCCATATCGGAAACACATTATTCTGTTCTTACCAGCATGATTTTTGCCCCCACTGGGACGAAGTGTTAAATCACATTCTTGACTCTGGTGAATTAGTTGAGTGTCGAAATGGGATCGTCAGCTTTAAGTTCGAAGGAAAGGAGATAGATATTTGGGCCAACAACAAATGGTATGCATACGGTAATGCTTGGAGAATTGATGGTGTTGAAATTAAGCGACCACTACGAAAACGCCCAAGATTCAAAACCATGAAAAGACTAAATAACTTATATAACGATATTTGGCTGAAAGAATCAAATGCTAAATATCAAGAGCTTATTAGGGGGATATGATGGATAAACAGAAGTATTTACTTCTAAACGAAAGCATCAGACAAAACGCAATAGCAGCCATCAGAAATACACCGCTCGATTTCAAATCCCCCAAAGAAGTAATTATCCAGGAACCCAAGCGAAGCCTTCCACAGAATGCGCGGTTACACGCGATGCTTAGCGATGTAAGTCGTCAGGCTACCTATATGGGGAAAAAGAGAGGAATTGAGTTCTGGAAGGGCCTCTTTGTTTCAGGGTGGCAGATAGCAACCAATCAAAAGCCTGAGATTGTTCCTGGGCTTGAGGGTGAATTTATCAACATCAGGGAAAGCACAACTCGCCTTACGGTGAAAAAACTCACTGAAGTTATGGATTATGTCGAGGCTTACTGCGGAATGAACGGAATAAAATTAAGTGATGGAGGTAGATATGAATGAAATATGGAAGCCAACATTATTCCCATACTACGAAGTTAGCAATTTAGGTCGATTCAGATCAGTGGAAAGGGAAATAACTGTTGAGAGCCGAAGGACAAAGCCGTTCAAGAAAATCTACAAAGGAAGTGAAATAAATCCATTCAAAGTAAGCAAAACAGGCTACTTACAAATAAAAATTGGTGGCAAAAAACATAGTGCCCATCGTTTAGTCGCTATGTCATTTTGTGATGGATATTCAGATGGGTTAGTTGTTAATCACAAAAATGGCATTAGGGATGATAACAGAGCCGATAACCTCGAATGGGTGACGTATAGCGAAAATTGCCAGCATGGATTCAGAGTAAACGGAAGGATTCCAACCTCCTTGGGTAAATTCAGCAAGGATCACCCGACTAGCAAATCAGTAGTATCCACCGATATGAAAACAGGGAAGGAAACATTTTATCACTGTGCAATGGATGCTGTTCGTGAAGGATTTGAAAGTTCTAGCATTAGCCGGTGTTGCACAGGGGAGAGCGGCCATCACAAGGGGAGGCTGTGGCGGTTCGGTGACAAGGGGAAGGTGGCAGCATGAATAACTGGGACATTGGAATCAGGGCTTTTATAGATAAGCCATACTCCGCAGTCAGGCAAGGCTACAAGCCGTCAGTTCTCGATTGCTGGGCTATATCTGCCAGTGCCATATTCGTAGTATTCAAAGGACTATTTTCACACGCGCTTGATATTACCGATTTCTTTGACATGACAATCAGAGAGATTGCCGAGTGGTTCATGTATTTGTGCTTAAAACTGATCGTGGCATCAACATACCCGTTAACATTTTGGGCGTGGGGTACGCTTATATATTTTTTACTGAGGAATGAAGCGAAAACGCACCTCGCCTGATTTAACCAAGCCAACCAAACAAATCCCCGCCAGCCAGATAAAGACATTTGATTATGTCCATGGGCTGTTGCAAGCAAAATTCGACAGAGTAAGGAGAACGCGATGAGTGAATTACCTCAATCAGTGTGCGTTTACTGTTTGGGACTGCTGAAGCCCGACGAGACATACAGTTGCGACCAATGCGAACGTGAAAACGCTTCAATAGAAATGCTGGAGGAAGCCGATGGGGAAATTAATCGGCCATCCAGGTGAGCGCCTAAAGAATCTGGCAGAGGAAAACTATCAGCTGAGGCGAGAGCGAATGCTGATGAGGCAACAGTTGATAACGCTAGGCCACCGGCTTGATATGGCGCAAAAGGAACTATCCCTCCGTCATTTCGATATAACCGCAATTCCCCCGATCACCATGACAAAAAAAGTATCTGCATGGATAAGCGAGCATGGCGTTCCGTGGGAGGCTCTTTATTGTCCTGAGTGCCGAAGTTGGTTTATCGAACTGGATAATTCATTCCCATACCATCTCGAATGTTGCGTGTGTCGATGCGATATAAAAAAGGAGGAAGCCGATGATAACCGGCAAACCAAAGAATAAACCGCCCAAGCTAAAGAAGTGCAAAGTCTGCCCCACCAAGTTCACCCCGTTCTCCTCCACCCAAAAAGCCTGCTCAATTCCCTGCGCCAGAATCATTGCTAAGCAAGAAGCTGATGCAAAGCAACAGGCAATAGACCGCAAGGCATGGCAAAAACGAAAGGAGAGCCTCAAGACGGCGTCCGATTGGAATAAAGAAGCGCAGGTGGCAGTTAATCGATACATCTTCTGGAGGGACTACGGCAAGCCCTGTATCGCATGTGGAAACGCCTTAAATTACGGAATAAGGGGTGGGGCCGTTGACGCCAGTCATTACCGCTCGAGAGGAACAGCATCACATCTTCGGTTCAACGTTTTTAATATTCACGCCGGTTGCGTTCGTTGCAACAGAGAAATGTCCGGCAACCTGATCCCCTTCCGCAGAAATCTCATTATTAAGATAGGCATCATTCGTGTTGATCGCCTTGAAACAGACAACGCCCCAAGAAAATTCGACATCCCATACCTGCAACGAGTGAAAACGATATTCACCCGCCGGGCGAAGCATTACGAAAAACTACGCAAGAGATATTTGGAGGCCGCATAAATGTTTACTGATATCAACTCAGCAATTGATGAAGCCAGATTTATGAAAGCGACTACGGGCCACTGTCACGCAGTCATTCAGCGCCCGGGCGGAATAATGCATGTGAGAAAGGTATGGCGGCGAGGAATACAGACGCTCTACACGACGAAGCAAGACAGGTTTGGCACGGTTAATACTGACGAGCAGGGGGCAGCATGAATGTAACTCAGTTAAAACTCACAAAAGAGCAGTATGATTGGGTCAATGGCTGGCTTGAACTGTGGGGCGCATGGGTTTACTCTGGGAGATTAGAGAAGCGCATGAGCAGCGTTATAGCTCAGTATATGGCGACAGTAGAACCGCAGGGCAGCTCATCAAGGCCAATGTGTAATGATGATGACGGAATGTTGATTTCTAAGGTCGTAGATTCCGTTATGTGCATTGACACAAAGGCCCTTGGCATTCTGATTAGTTATTACTCTCATGGGGCATCCAAGCGAGCAATTGCATCGTACTACTTCGAGACTGCAAAACCCCGCAAGATGTCAACGAGAGGTGGGGATCGGATAAAGAAGCCGTCACTGATAACTTGCCGTCGTGAAATTGATGAAATATTGGCGGCGGCGGTGTGGTTGTTATACCAACCAATGCAATATGCTTTTATCAGTCGCAAACGTGTAGATAAAATTAAGAAAGTTGCATAGAACGTGTTGACATTAGTGAGCCAATGAGCCATTATTTTCACATAAGGTGCCGTATCTGTCTTAAGTCGGCTCTGGAAGTACAAAAAAGCCCCGGTTAATTACTGGGGCTTTTTGCTTTTCTACATTCGCATGGTTTTATTGTTTCTCTTTGGCGTCAGTCAGTCGCCGCGGTGGGCCGCCAGCTGAATATTTGTCAAAGTCAGCTTTCGAAATATCTGTGCCTTTTATCTTTGCCGCTACTATTCTATTTTTAATTGTTGCTTCAGATAGGCCCGTGTGTCGACTTAGCTCTGGTAGTGTAAATTCTGTGCCACGGTAAGTGTATTTTTTAAGTGGCCTGCTCCTAACGCTTGTAGATGCGATTAGGTGGCTTATATCATCACTCGGCTTAATTTTACTTTGCCAAACTTTGCTACGGAGTTGTGTTTCGCTTTTGTATCCCAACTCCTGCCATACGTCAGCAAGGCGTACATGTTTATCTTTGTACAGATAAGTGTTGGTAGACCTTATCCAGCCCTTGGATGCCAATACTTCACCGTTATCACTTAAGGGCCGTCCGAGACTTGCAGATGCCGCATTTGCTCTAGTAACAGAACGCTGAATGAGGCGGTTAAGATTTTTGGATACAGGTAGGCGGCGCTTGCGTAAGAACATCCACAGCTCCCAGCACGCTCTAAAAGTCGGGTATCTATCCGCAACATACAGCCATTTATCTAAAGTGTTGTCATTGACGACATGAAGAGTTTTTAATGTGGCTCGGTCAACAGGGCTGATAGATAGAGCATCAAGGTATGCTGCCTTACATTCTTTTTTTTCTTCAATTGACATTTTTTATCTCTCGGCGTGGGGCGTAAAGCTTATTGCCAACAACAATCCACTCACTCTTTATCCATACTTGGATTTTTTGCCGGTCAACGCCCATGTGCCGGGCAAACTCAGATTGATTGGCTGAAAAATTCAGTTTGATATATTCGATTAGTTCCATATCAACCCGCCTTGATTGCTGGATTTACGATTAAGTATGAAGTGCCGTGCTCGTCATCCATTTCTACAGCATCAAAACCGAGGTTGGCAGCAACACGACCACGCAAACGCTGCATTTCCCATGAGGCGTTGCCAGTGCAAGAGCGAGGCGCTAACAGGTGTTCAAAAGTATCATCACACTCATCATCAGCAATTGCGTTAGCCAGTGATTCAATTTCATCAGCATCGGCTTCTATTTCAGAAGATAAGAACGAAATCACTTCTTCAATACTGGCGTTCAAATCTGAGTTAGTTGCGATTGAATCAACTTCATAAGAGTGAATGAAATCACCATGTGACTCTGCTATTTCTGCCTCAGCAGAAGCAAACAGGCCATCAAACACGTTATCACCGCTCATTGCGAACTGTCCTACTTTGATAGCTGGTGCGGTATTGCTGTAAGAGCCGTGGAATAATTTCATTTTGTTTGCCTCGCCGCGTTGTCTATGTGATTAATGTAATCGAAAACAGACTACATAGCAAGTGATATATATCACAAATATTAAAATGACATTCGCATGGGTACTGGGTTGGTTAATCCAATCGTTGTGAAACAGTACCCAGCCGAATGCGTTAACCAATTTTGAGGCTCACTTCGGTGGGCCTTTTTTATTTAGCCCGCCGCCAGCGCCAATCACCCTCAAACAAACTCCGTGTCTGAATATGGATCACGGCGGCGGGCTATTCCCAAAACAGCATATACACGCCCAGGCCAACTGGCAGGGGGAGACCATGAAAATGAAGGAATATTCAAGCTCAATCGCCCTCTGGTTCGGTGGAGTGACAACTGGCATCGGGGCGTTGACATTAAGCGACTGGGCAATGATTACCGGTATCATTTGTACGCTCGGGACATTTGCTCTCAATTGGTACTACAAGCAGAAAGAGCTTCAGTTGAGAATGGGGGTTGTCAATGTCACCAGCCCTGAGAAATAAGATAATTGGCGTATCGGCTGCTGGGGCGCTGGCAATCGCCGGGGCATTGCTGGGTGGTAATGATGGGGTAGAGGGCCGCAAGTATGTGGCTTACTACGATGTTGTTGGAGTGCTAACGGTATGCGATGGCCACACTGGTAAAGACATCATCCCCAACAAAAAATATTCAGATGCTGAGTGCGACGCTTTATTGCAGAAAGACTTGGCCCCAGTACAGCGCACTGTTGATATCGCGGTAAAAGTTCCACTGAGCAAATATCAGAAGGCCGCACTCTACTCATTCACCTATAACGTCGGCCAGGGCGCATTCACTAAATCCACTCTGCTTAAAAAGCTCAACACAGGCGACATTAAAGGCGCTTGCGATGAGTTACGCCGCTGGACATATGCCGGTGGCAAGCCATGGAAGGGATTACAGAACCGACGTGAGATAGAGAGGGAATTATGTTTAGCGGGTTAAAGAACATATTCACCTATCTACCGGCGTTACTGCTCATCATTCTGGCTGGCTTATCGCTTCACTTCTACAACGAAGCTGACGAGTGGCACGACAAGGCAGATGCAGCAGCAAAAGAGCGCGACGAGGCCCAGTTCATTCTAAGTAACCAGGTTCGAATGGTTAACGTCATCAACGATATCGCCAAGGCCAACGAGAATGACAAACAAAAAATTGCTCAAGCGGGTGAGGCTCGCGTTGTTTACATTCGAGAAGCGATTAAAGGCGACGATTGTACTAATAAGCTTGTTCCTGTTGCCGCTGCTGACATCTTGCGGAAACACGCAAATCAAATACGTTCAGGTGCCACAGGTACCGATACCAGCAAGCTTACTTTCTGACTGCATCCCTCCAGAGATACCCGAGATATTAACTTGGGGTAACAGCCTATTGCTGAATGACACCTTTTTGGCGGTGATAGAGCGGTGCAACGCAGATAAAGCGAGCATTCGCAAGATTGAGGAGAGCAGGGGTAAATCATGAGTGGTAAATCAATATCTCTAACTATATGGCTACTGCTTGCATTCAACAGCACAGGATTATGGCAGGTTGCCAATATCGCACTATCAATGATTGCCGCTTATGCCGTAGTGACCGATTTCTTATTCGGCGCTTTGGGTTGGCGAGGCTATGAAGTTATCCGATACCGCTTAATGGAGTAATAAATATGACTACTGAATACTTTGATAATCCAGCTCAAGGCCGCAAAGAACTTGACGAAAGCATCCCATCTCAAGAGTAACAAGCAGAATTGTTCAACCCCGAAAGGATGGTGGTCCAATCTTAATGGCTGTAATGACAGCAAGTGGTGTAGCAACGCCGAGAGGAGTAGCAAAGCCGCGAATAGATAAGAGCAATTCTGCTCACATCTTCAAATATCAAGCCTCACTTCGGTGGGGCTTTTTTGTACCTGCAATATCTCCGCGCTATCGCAAGCGCAAATCACTCAGAACCTTTCAGGATGACCCTTGAGGAACCGGCTGGCTGTCGGATGCCTTCTGAGGGCCGTATTCCTGTGCGAACAAGGTTCATCTTAAAAGGTAAATTCGATATGAATCCAATAGTAACAGTTGTCCCTGCATTCGATTTCCGAGCGATGGTATCCATTGCTGGGAATGAGGTAATCACTACGTCTTTAAGGGTTGCTGAATATTTTAATAAGCAGCATAAAAATATAATCAGGACAATCAAAAGGCTGGAGACAGATTGCTCCCCTGAGTTTAACCGGCTCAATTTTGAGCCCGTTGAGTATATAGATAAAAAAGGCGAAATCCGCCTTATGTATAACATCCGTAAAAATGGCTGGATGATGCTAGTTATGGGTTTTACTGGCCGCCCAGCAACAGCAATAAAAGAAAGTTACATTGCTGCGTTTGATTGGATGACCGAGCAGCTATCGCGACGCAAGGCTATCAGGGAAGAGATGCAGCATCAGTTTGTCATCAAAGAAACCAGATCAAAGCTGAAAGGCACTATCGGAAGTCGCCTAATGAATGAGCGAAAGAAAGAGAAGCCCATTCTTGCTGTAGAGCACGAGCAAATCATGAAGATTACGGCCCCTGCGATGCTAGCCATTATGGAAGGCAAGTAACAATTACAGATTGAGAGCCACTTTCACAACGGCTCTCAATCATTGCAGGAACTGGTGATATAATGCTCAAGCCATAAGGCATAACAATATTGGAGTGAGCATGAAAGACGGAATTTATAAGCTTATTTTTAATACCAACGTCAACCAAAACGGTAAACTTGATGGGGTCGTCACTGTCAGGGATGGAGCGATTAATGGCGGTGATTATGTGTGTTATTACAAGGGTAAAGTGACCGGAAGTAAGGCGTCTGTTAAGTCTGTTCCGCACAACAAGCATGATACCAATGCATTTAATGGGAAGACTCCATTAGACCTTGAATTATCTATCGAGGATCATGGCAATCATTATCTATTCAAAGGCCATATCAAAGAAGATCACTCCCAAACTATCCACGGGCAACTAAACTTCCTTAGTGAATTGGCTTGAATCATCAAGTGAACCGCCTCCGGGCGGTTTTTTGTTTAGCTCTATTTATAAAACTCTGCAAAAGGTGCTCATGAAGTGCCTTTGACAGAATCTTATAGATGTTTTTACATATCTAGGTGTCGGCCAATCAGCGGCTGAGACTTTACTAACCAGCGGAATATTCTGTTATGGCTAATTCAGATACACAAATGAAGCGGCCATATCCGCCATTATCGTTCGTTAATGAATTCAGACCTCACATTGAATTAGTCCCCGCCACTGAAGTGCTTGAGTGGGTTAACAGTCAAATACTCAGCGACGATGGCGAACTGTACAACCCTGACCACAGCCACTTAATTGATGCTGACATAAAAATTATGTGGGCATCATCTGCTTTTGAAAAGCAGGGTCGAACTGTTCTTGGTCAAGCTGAACAGGTAGCAATGAGAGCCGGTGGCTGGCAAAAGGCCCGAATGGAGCAACAGATGTATGAATGGTTTGGTGATGTACCGACATTCATTATCACCCTGGCCGCTGATTACTGCGCTCAATGTTCTGACCTTGAGTTCTGCGCACTGATAGAACATGAGCTTTATCACATTAGCCACGCAAAGGATGAATACGGCGCACCCAAGTTCAACAAAGAAGGGCAGCCGGTATTGAAGCTGCGTGGACATGATGTTGAGGAATTCGTGGGTGTAGTTCGCCGATATGGTGCGAGCATTGAAGTACAGGAAATGATTGATGCGGCAAACAAACCTGCGGAGGTAGCCCATCTTAACGTTGCCAGAGCGTGTGGAACATGCCTCTTAAAGCTGGCTTAACTTTGGATTGCTTTGGACGAATGGTGATTTATGGCTGCATTAAAACCGGAAGTAAAAGCCTTCATCATTCAAGCGCTGGCATGCTTCGATACATTGGCGATGGTGGCTGAAGCTGTCCAAAAAGAATTTGGGATTAAAGTTACCCATCAGCACGTTGAATCGCATGACCCGACAAAGGTCAGCGGAAAGGGCTTAGCTAAAAAATGGGTTGAGCTATTTACCGTCACGCGTGAACGCTTCCAGACAGAAATAGCAAACATTCCAATAGCAAATAAGGCCTATCGCCTACGAGCTTTGGATCGCATGGCCGCCACCACTGAAAAACAAAAGAACTTCGGAATGACAGCCCAGCTAATGGAGCAGGCGGCCAAAGAAGTTGGCGATGCCTATACCAACCGCCAGAAGGTTGATCACACGTCATCTGACGGCAGCATGGCACCAAAGCCAACAATAATCAGATTGGTAGGGGTAGAGTCAAATAATGGGAAGCCAAGTTGACCTACCTATCCCCGCCAAGCTAGTCCCTGTATTTGCAACTGAAGGCGTCCGTTACCGTGGCGCTTATGGTGGACGCGGTTCTGCCAAGACGCGCACATTCGCATTGATGAGCGCAGTGAAAGCGTATCAGGCAGCAGAGCAGGGATTAAGTGGTGTAATACTCTGCGCCCGTGAATATATGAACTCTCTTGAAGAGTCATCCATGCAGGAAGTGAAACAGGCTATTCGTTCTGTTCCATGGCTTGATGATTATTTCGATATTGGCGAGAAGTACATTCGGACTAAAAACCGAAATGTGAGCTATGTATTCTGCGGCTTACGACACAACCTTGATAGCATAAAATCTAAGGCCCGCATTCTGGTTGCATGGGTGGATGAAGCTGAATCTGTTTCTGATATTGCATGGAAGAAACTCAGGCCCACCGTTCGCGAAGCTGGCTCAGAGATATGGGTAACATGGAACCCAGAGAAAGACGGTAGCGCTACTGACAAGCGATTCAGGAAGACCCCTCCGAAAAACTCAATGATTGTCGAGATGAACTATGGCGATAACCCATGGTTCCCTGATGTGCTAGAAGAAGAAAGACAGGATGACCTCGCCAGCATGGACCATGCGGATTACGCATGGATTTGGGAGGGGGCTTACCTCGAAAACTCTGATAAGCAGGTTCTGGCTAATAAATATGTCGTTCAAAGCTTCCCTGATGACTTGTGGGAGAAGTCAGAAAGACTGTTATTTGGTGCTGACTTCGGTTTCGCTAAAGACCCAAGCACGCTTATTCGTATGTTTATTCTCGATAGTAATTTATACATCGAATACGAGGCTTACGGTAACCACGTAGAGCTCGACGATATGTGGAAATTCTACGCTGGGAAGGAAGATGCTAAGCCTAAACAAATAGAAGAATGGAAAGTTACAGACGAGGCTAAATTCCCCGGCATTCCTCAGTCGCGTAAATGGCCTATCAAAGCCGACAACTCAAGACCAGAGACAATAAGCCATATCAAGGCGCAGGGGTTCAATATTGCCTCTGCCCAGAAGTGGCCGGGCAGTGTTGAGGATGGTATCACCTGCCTTCGTGGTTTCAAGCAGATAATCATTCATCCGCGATGCAAAGAAACGGCAAAAGAAGCCCGGCTATATTCTTACAAGACAGACCGGACTACTGGCGAAGTGTTGCCGGTGATCGAGGATAAGAACAACCACTGCTGGGATGGTGTTCGTTACGGTTTAGATGGATATATAAAACATAAGCCGCAGTCTATGGGCATGATGATCCCGAAACGACTAATGGGTAGATAAATCATGAAAAAAGAATCAACCCCGCCACCATATAAGCCAGGGGATCGTGTTGTTCGTCCCGCTCCGCCGCCACCGCCTTCCAAGCCATACCGATAGGATTAGCATGACAGACAAATTACAGCTTGCTGTTAACCATGCATTGCAGATTAACAGCGCAATCAGTGATTCAGCTATGGCTCGCGCTCGCATGGGCCTACTCAATACCGGTATGGGCCTTGACGCTAAGCGTGCTAACGCATGGTGCGAGTACGGATTCAAAGAGGAATTAACCTTTGATGATTTGTACAAACTCTATCGTCGTAGTGGTATTGCCCATGGCGCGGTAAACAAACTTGTTGGCACATGTTGGCTAACTAATCCGGAGATTATCGAGGGTGAGGAAAAGGACGAGTCAGGCGCTGTAACTCCGTGGGAAAAAAGCCTTAAAGCCGTATTCAATAATCGCCTGTGGCAACAATTCGCTGATGCTGACATGCGTCGCTTAGTTGGGCGTTATTCTGGGATATTGCTTCATGTCCGCGATAGTGAACCATGGAATACGGCAGTAGCCAAGGGACGAGGCTTAGAGAAGATCACGCCTGCATGGGCTGGCACATTGGTTCCGGCTGAATGGGACACTGATCTGAATTCCACCTCGTACGGCAATCCTAAAATGTGGCAATACACCGAAATGCTCCCAAGCGGGGCAAGTCGGCGTGTGAGAATTCACCCTGACCGTGTTTTCATCTTGGGTGATTATAGTCGTGACGCTATAGGCTTCCTTGAGCCTGCATATAACGCCTTTGTTAGTTTAGAAAAGGTTGAGGGTGGTTCAGGTGAATCATTCCTCAAGAATGCCGCCAGACAGCTTAATCTCAACTTCGAAAAGGAAATAAACTTTAGCAATCTCGCCTCCCTGTATGGGGTCAGTGTTGATGAGCTTCAGGATAAGTTTAACGAAGCAGCCACAGAGATTAATCGCGGGAATGATGTTCTTTTGACAACGCAGGGGGCGACTGTAACACCACTTGTCACTGCGGTGGCCGACCCTGAACCGACCTATAACGTTAACCTGCAAACTGTATCATCTGCCGTTGATATCCCGGCACGAATTTTGGCTATGTCACAAACCGGGGAGCGGGCCAGCACAGAAGATAATCGTTACTTCAACACGCGATGCCAATCCCGCCGTAATCGCGCGTTGTCATTTGATATTGAGGATTTCTGCAACAAGCTAATCTACCTCGGCATCATTGATTCAGTATCAATGAAAACGGTTATCTGGGATGAGCTGAACGAGCAAACAGCATCCGAGAAGTTGGATAGTGCTGTGAAGATGTCACAAATCAATAACTCATCGATGGCTACCGGCGAGGCGGTATTTAGTGGTGAAGAGATTCGCGTTGCGGCAGGTTACGAGCCAGATGGTGTAGAACCATTAGGAGAGACTGACGATGGCAGCGAAACCGAAACCGGCGATAATACCGAAGAATAAGAGTGACCCGACCGGACTTAATACGTTGGAGCGAAAAGCAATGGCAGCTTTCGCCAGGCGGCTAAAGAAGGTTCAGAAAGCGTACACCGAAGCACTTGATAGATTCCCCGCCTCACCCGTAGTCAACCGCAGATATGAATACCAACTCGACCCGCTGCTACTCAATATCGTGCTGAACGATGCGAGCATTCTCGTCGATGCTGCTCTATTGGAAGGAGGGAAAAACTATCTGTGGTTTTCTGAGGATTATGTCGAGTCTGCTGCGATACGCGGCACCAACCAGGCATACGTCAATCTTAGCCAGCAATCAGCCACCTATGCTGCAAGTCGCGAATCTCTGCAAGCCATTCTATTAAGTACTCCGTACCAGCGCCGTATGGCTCTGACTTATGCGCGAGTATTTGAAGAGATGAAGGGATTCACGGCTAAAACTAAACAGCAAATGGCGCGCGTGCTCACTGATGGAATAGGGCGAGGACTTAATCCGAAAGAGATAGCACGTAACCTGCGTGACCAAATCGGCGTAGAAACGCGCAGGGCCAACAGGATAGCGCAGACCGAAATACCGGGTGCGCTACGCAGAGCAAGAAGAGAAGAGGCCAAAGAGACGGAATCTCTTGGGCTTCACGTTCGCCTGCTTCATATATCCGCTTTGCTGCCAACCACGCGCAGAGGCCATGCGATTAGGCATTCGCACACCTACACGATTGAACAGGTTGAGGCGTGGTACTCGGTAGATGGCAACCCTATTAACTGCCACTGCGCTCAAATAGAGGTTTTGGTCAACGAGAAAGGCGAAGTTCTTAACCCGTCAGTCGTTGCGAAATTAATAGAGGAACGCAAACAAATGGCTAAGCGCGGCTATCCGTGGGCTGAGGAATAAATCATGCCAAATCAAGTAAACGTTACTGTCCGAGTAAATAGCGCATCTATCAGGCGCGAAATCTACAACGGGCGCGATCACATTGTCATCCCGAGCTACACGCTCCCTGCCAACGTCATTATGAACAATGAGTATTACCCAGAAAGCGAGATTGACGCGCATTACCGTGGGCTAGAGGGAACATTGGCCCCGCTGGGGCATCCCGCTGTTAACGGGCAGCATGTTTCCGCTTTCTCTCCCGAGGGGATCAACATTGGTCACATTGGAGCTTTTAACCGAAATGTGAAGAAGTCAGGTAATCGCGTGTTCGTGGAAAAGTGGGTTGATATCGATGTTGCAAACCGCACTGAGGGCGGGCGTGAACTGCTGGAGCGCGTCGCACAGATTGAGCGTGGGGAGGATGTGCCACCGATTCATACAAGCGTGGCGGTATTCAGAGAAAGAAGTGAAGCTCCAGATGACCTAAAAGCTCAAGGGGCGGATTGGATAGTAAAAATTCACGCAATGGATCACGACGCAATCCTGCTGCATGAGGTCGGGGCCGCAACTCCAGAGCAAGGTGTTGGCCTTATGGTTAACGCTGACCTTGCCACGCCGTTGCAGGCTAATTCTGGTGCACTGATTGGTGAATCGTTCCGTGAGCGTGAGCGCCGGTTAGAGAAAGCCGCAAAGGACCGGTTTGCACCTGGAGATAACGATTATGCATGGATTGCTGATTTCACAGATTCTCAGGTAGTCATCATCAAGAACGGCGGTGACGCGCAAGTCTACGGCTACAAATCTGAAGGTGGGAAAATTACCTTTTCCGACACAGGAACAGCAGTAACCCGTCAAGAGTCATGGGTTTCCATTATCGCAAACAAAGTTAAATCCCTTTTTACTCCGCAGGATTCACCTGCAACCAATGGCAATAATACGGAGGGCGAGATGCCTTTAACTACCGAAGACACAGAAGTACTGCGCAAAATCGTTGGTGAGGCGATCGCTGCCAATAATGAGACAGCAATTAAGCCACTAACGGAAAGTATCGCAGCCATTCAAGCTAACCAGAAAACACTCACTGACACCTTGACCGCAAACTCTCGCGCAGAAGAGGCCAACAAACGCGCTGAAGTAACAAAAGTTCACGGTGAAATTGTGGCTAACGCGCTGTCCGGCGAAGCTTTGGATGCAATGTTTAAATCGCTCGGCAAAGCCGCCCCGCTGGGTACCAACTCAGCACAAACTCAGGTAGAAACCGGAGCGCCAGACCCAGCAACCCATTTCGGAGGTGCTAAATAATGGCTCGTTATCGTCGCGTTAATATTGACGGTGATTCCCTGTTCAAAACGGAAACCCGTAAAACCGCCGCCGCACTTTACCCCGGCACTTTTGTTGTGATCAACGGTAGCAAACTATTTGCACAGGCTACTACTCCTGTTGGCCGCATGTACGTGCTGGATAATGCATACCATGAAGGCCTTGGCATCACTGACCAAATCCCTTCTGGACACTCTGCGATTGGTAACTACTTGGAAGAAGGTCGCGAGTTTGCTGTGCGTGTTGCGGCAGGAACTTACACCAAAGACCAGCCGATCACCGTTATTGCAGGCTTGGCTGCTGCTGTCCCCGCCACTGCTGGGACGTACAAAATTATTGGCTATTGCCAAGATGCCGCAGTAACTGCGGCAGTTGATTTTATCCGCATCCGCGTTCGCGCTGACAGCGTAACTGTATCCTAAGGAGAATCAGATGTATTTTGATGCTAATACGCTGGCTACGAATAGCCGACTGCGCGGTCACTGGAATGAATTGTGGGCGAACCGCAATATGTTCGATGCGCAACACCGGGGCATGGTTGCTGCTAACCAGAGCTTAATGACGCCAGAAATGCTGGCTGCAAACGCACTGCTTGGCGATGGCTTGGGCCGTGACTTTTGGGCTGAAATCGACCGTCAAATTATTCAGTTACGTGACCAAGAAACCGGCATGGAAATCGTCACTGATTTGATGGGTATCCAGACTGTTCTCCCTATTGGGAAAACCGCAAAACTGTACAACATGGTTGGTGATATCGCTGATGATGTGTCTATCAGCCTGGATGGGCAGCCGCCATATTCATTTGACCACACTGAATATTCCAGTGATGGCGACCCGATCCCGGTGTTCACTGCTGGTTACGGTGTTAACTGGCGTTTGGCTGCTGGGCTAAATACCGTTGGTATTGATTTGGTCCTCGACTCTCAAGCGGCAAAACTGCGCAAGTTTAACAAGCGCATCGTCTCCTATGTTCTGGATGGTGATAGCACTATTCAGGTGCAGAACTATCCGGCGCAGGGTATGCGCAACCACCGCAATACCATTAAGCTGAACCTTGGCGCAGGCTCTGGCGGCGCAAATATTGACCTTACCACTGCCGCACAAACTGATATTGCTACGTTCTTCACATCTGGCGCATTCGGTCAAACCGCACGTAATAACTTCATTGAAGCCTATGATGTCCTATGGGTATCTCCGCAGATTTGGGCCAACTTGATGAAGCCTGCAACTGTTACCATTGGCGGTAACACTCTGCTGTCAGGCGGTACGGTTCTAAGCGCTATCACTGGTTTCATTCCGGCGCGTGCAGTTCGCCAGACCTTTGCTTTGTCAGGCAATGAGTTTATTGCTTATCAACGCCGTCAGGATGTCATTTCGCCGCTGGTTGGTATGGCGACAGGCGTTGTTCCTCTGCCGCGCCCTATGCCGCAGTCAAACTGGAATTTCCAGATCATGGCAGCTATGGGCTTGCAGATTAAGCGAGATAGTGAGGGAAAGTCTGGCGTGCTTTACGGCGCTAATCTGGCTTAAGAGGTGACTCATGCCAAAGTACGAAGTGGTTAGAGCATGGAATGGGGTCGTTGTTGGTGATGTAATTGATTTGGATAGCTTGCACCCTGCATTGCAGAGTCACGTTAGAAAGGTTGGTGGTGAAGGTGAGTTATCACCAGCAACGCCAGGGGCCAAATCACCCAAGCCAGGTAAGCAGAAAAAAGAAGACGAATAAGCCGCCATATTTGAGCGGCTTTTTTAATGCCCTCTTCGGAGGGTTTTTATTCTGGAGTGAGTCATGGTGACCCTCGAGCAGGCCAAACAGTATCTGGAGACGGTTGGTATCACTCTTCCAGACTTCATTTTACAGGCGCTTATTGAGCAGGTTAATAGCATTCAGGAATGCCTGGATGAACATTACCCAACATCAACAGCGCTACTTATTCAGCTCTATCTGCTCGGATTGATGGGGCTGGGCCAGGGCGATAAATACATCAGCTCTCAAACAGCCCCGTCTGGTGCGTCGCGCTCGTTCCGGTATCAATCATTCGCTGACCGGTGGAATGGCTCTCTCTCATTACTGAGGGGGCTTGATAAGCATGGTTGCGCCGCTGCCATAACACCACCTAACCCAAACAATGCCGCCTTTGCTGGGATTTGGATTGGTAAGGGCGGCTGCATGTGCGGGAGTAAGTAATGGGTTGGATATCTGTCACTGACCGATTGCCGAAGCCACTTATTCGCGTTTGGGTACTAACCGATAGCGGCAAACAGACTACGGCTTACATCAGGAAAAGCGGCGAGTGGTTTCTATTTTGCCGGAAGATTTCCGCTGATAATCCAGTCATTAACAAGTGGAGAGAGTGACATGACATCACTAGCCTCATGGTCATACACCGCTAAAGCCACTGTTTGGCCCATGACTGGGACAGATAAGTGGAACAAGCCTACTTATGGCTCACCGGTTGTTATTGATTGTGACTATGGCAGCCGTAGTAAGCGCAAGTCGAACATGATAGGCAATGAAATCGCCGTCAAGCTGTACTTCTGGACTGAATATACAGATGCGAAAGAGGGCGACATGATAGCCATCGGTGCTTATGCAGATTTAGCCCCTATCGCAGATGCTGACTCAATTATTGCCGTTGGCAGAGATGCTGACACTTTCGAACGCCTGATTGACGATTACGAATTGGCTACCGGGGTGTGATATGGCAAAGGTCAAAGTAACCGGAATCCATAAATCGCGGAATAAGCTGAACGCGTTGATCGGAGATATCCAAGGCCGCAAAGCGGTGCGAGCGCTCCAGTCTGCGATGATTATCGGTGGCTCTCAGACTGCGCTGTACACGCCTATCGACACGTCAACACTCATCAATAGCCAGTTTCGCGAATTGGTTGTTAGTGGCACCCGTTTAACCGGGCGAGTTGGCTACACCGCTAATTATGCCGTCTATGTCCACGACCCGAACGTCAAGCAAACCTTCCGCCGCGCCACTGCGAAAAAAGAATTCTTGAAAGAAGGTTTCGAGGAAACTCGCTCGCAGATTGATGCGGTAGTGAAAAAGGAGATGTCACTATGAGCAACAGCTTTATCCATACACCTCGAGACGGGCGAGGTAAAAGAAAAGTTTTCATTAATGACATTGAAATATCGAGAGTTATTTACGCAAATGAAAAAAAAGGTCTGGTCCGTTTCTGCCCGTCACCAATAAAAGCTGATCGGCATGGAGATGTATATTCACGCACACTAAAAGGAACGGTTCGAATTGAGTTCATTGGTGATGCAGGATGACCATATTTGAAAAGGTATCTGATTGGCTGGAGTCAGCCGGGTTGACTGATGGTTATAAGGTGCAACTTGCATACTGGGAAGAGCAGAAAGCTGACACTGGGGCAATGAAATACATCGTTGTGCAACCTGATGGAGGCACAGCGCGGCATCGGTGCTTAGGTGCTTACGATTATGTGCTGGTTAACATTATCAGCGCTAAGAATGACCCGGCACCGGCGATCACCCAGGCGCAGACAATTATGGAGTTCGTCACTAATAACTGCGATGACGATGCGCTCAACTTTATTGCCAACACTGGCGGATTCCCAACTCCAATTCCCACCGAGGAGGGCCGAACCATTATCCGGCTTCGCTTCGAAATCATATCCTGATTTTCCCCTGGCGGCCTCTGGGCCGTTTTTTATTTCAATTCCATAAGAGGCTATACAATGGAAGGATGTAACGATTCCGGCTTACTGGTCGGTAAAAACGTCGTTCTCGAAGTTGCGCTAGGGTGTGCTAACACCGTACCGACCGAAGAGGACTGGAAAGCGCTTGCGGCCGGCACATCTAAGACTGCTAACTTATCGCCGAACACGGTAACCTCGGATGCAGATGATAAGGGCGCTTGGGTTGAAAGTGCGGTAACCAACGCTGATATCACTATCTCTTTTGAGGGGGAGGTCAGAAAGAAAGATTCTCTCGACCAATTCGGCTTTGGCAAATTCTTTAAATATTTTGTCGATGAAGTGAATGCAAAGCGCCAGCCTACGTTATGGGTGCGCGTTGTTATTGGGCCGATTGAATTTGTTGGTTATATGGTTACTACCGCCCTGAGCACCGATGGCGGCACTAACGATATTGTAACGTTCTCAACTGAGTTCAAAGTTTCCGATGGCGATACTGTAGACGTTACGCTTATTGACACTGTACCGGTTACTGGCGTGACGTTAACCCCAACTACAAGCACTGGTGCGGCAGGTGGTTCTAGCACCTTTACTGTCACAGTGCTGCCTTCTGGCGCGACTAACAAAGCATTCGATGTGGCAACAACTGATGCAACCAAGGCAACGGCGGCGGCAGTAGGTAATGTCGTCACAGTTACCCGCGTTGCTACCGGGTCCGCTCAAATCGTCATTTCTACCGAAGATGGCAACTTTGTCGCAACCCATACGGCTACTGTTACCGCGTAGTTATTCCAAAGGGCGGCGAGTGTCGCCCTTGATAATGACTATGGAGAATCCTATGAACCCAATGATAGAGATAGGAGAGATATTAATCTCCGACAGATATACCGATTACTTTTTTCGTCCATCTTTCACGGCTATGTCTCTCATTGGAAGCCCCGCAGATATTGTTGAGGCCTATGCCAATCTAAACGGCTATGAGGTCGCTCAAGTGATAGCTATGGCGCAGGATAGCTATGGGGAAACACCCGAATGGCTCATTAAAACACTGCGCAAGCCAGCCTATGGAAGAAAGATTTTATCCACTGCGATGCACGTAATGCAGTCATGCTGTGATGAAGATGTCTCCCCGCTAATCGGTGAGTGGAGAGCGGGTAAAAAAGGTGTGATATATCGTCGCGGCGGTATGTCGACCGGTGAAATAATTCTGATCGCCCACACGCTAATTGAGCATGGCGTGATGGGTAAGGCAAAAATCAGAAAGCCTCAACGCGCTGAAACTAATAGTTACGTTAACGAGTTCCGGGCTATTGAATACATCAACTCAGCAAGGATTCATTTTGGAATAAGTCGAGCAGAGGCAGAGTTGTTAACAATGACTGAGTTTCAGTTAATGCTTAACGCCAAATACCCAGATCAGAAAGGATTTACACGGGAAGAATACGACACTGTTCGCGATGATTACTTTAAGCGGCGAGAAGAAAGAATAGCCGCCGAAAAAGCCAAGAAAGCAGCATAACCTAGCCCTGTCACTCGACGGGGTTTTTATTGCCAGGAGAATAGAATGGCTAGCGACAATCAGGTCGGCAATATCGTTTATCAGGTAGAGATGGAACTTGGCAAGCTGATTACATCTCAGCAGCAAGTGAATAGCCGCCTTGATCAGATGGATGGGAAGTTCAATTCAACAGCAAAATCTGTAGACCGGGCTGAGAAATCATTTCTTTCATTAAGCCGTGTTGCTACCGCACTGTCAGCAGCTATTTCTGTTCAGCAAATAGCCGCCTATGGTAATGCGTGGGTTACTGTCAGCAACAAGCTGGTAAACGCAGTAAGGGCTAATGAAGATTTATTCACTGTAACAAATCGTGTATTTGATATTTCTCAGGACACACGCGCCGGTCTTGAGGCAACCGCCACGCTATACGGGCGACTGGAAAGGGCCACTAGAAGTGCGGGAACAAGTACGGCAGACCTAGCCAAATTAACAACTACGATTAACAAAGGGCTGGTAGTTTCTGGCGCAACAGCCGAAGAAGCCAGCTCGACCATGATCCAGCTCTCGCAAGCATTAGCCTCTGGCGTGCTGCGCGGGGAAGAGTTCAATTCAATTTCAGAGAACGGCAGCCGGTTGGCCGTGGCTTTGGCTGATTCTCTCGGCGTTACTGTTGGACAGCTCCGCGCTATGGCGGCTGAAGGTAAGTTAACAACCGATGTTGTTGTTAATGGGTTGCTGAAACAAAGCGATGCAATCGCCAAAGAGTTCGGAAATACCGTTATCACTATGGGTCAAGCATTTACCGTTGCTTCTAATAACATAACTAAATTTGTTGGTGAATCATCTTCAGTAAATACAACATTGAATGTATTTAATTCGTCAGTTATTTCGCTCAGTGAAAACCTTGATTCGATCGCTACTGTTATTGGTGTTGTTGCAGCAATAATCGGTTCTCGCTACGTTGCTGCACTCACATTAGCATCGGCAGCCCAAGTGCAAAAAGCATCCTCAGCGCGTCAGGCTGCTTTGGCTGACAATCTTGCAGCACAGGCCGCAGCTAATCAGTCAGCAGCTAACCTTATTGCGGCTCAGTCAGCGAAAGTCAGAGCAATTGAGGAGATAACACTCGCGCAGATGCAAAAGACGAGTGCATTCAATGCTGCAAACTCGACAGCGGCCGAAGTGAGATTATCGGCTGCCCGCCTTGAAGCCGCAACTGCTACTGGTAACTATAATCGGGCGCTTGCTGCTAATGTCTTGGCTCAAAAACAATCGGCGGCGGCGGCCTCTGCGGCATCTATATCTGGTGGTTTGTTGCGTGGTGCTTTGTCGTTAGTCGGTGGTCCTGTCGGAGCGGCTACATTAGCGGCCGGGGCAATATTCTATTTTTACCAAAAAGCACAGGAAGCCAAGAAAGAGGCTAATGAGCTTGCTGACGGAGTATCTGCTTTAGTCGGAAAAATGAAAGAGATGAGTAACGTTCAGCTTGGTGCTGAAATAGCAAAACTCAATTCATCAATGCCAATTTTAAATAAATCATTGGCAGAAGCCCAAGAAGCATATGACAACGCTGCTTATAGCGTAAGCAATTATACTAAAGTAATAAAAGATTACGGTTTAAATACGACAACAGGTCGACAAGCGGCAGAGGCGTTAACTAGTGCTCAAGACAGGCTTGCTATTGCAGCTAATGAACTTTCAATTGCACAAAATAGAGTAGATAAAACACAAAGCGCTGTAAATATTGGGCATGCAACATTAAACGGAACCTTGCTTCAAGGCATTGATCTCTTAAAGAGAGATGGACAGGAAGCGGGCGTTGTCGCTGGAATGATGAATAAGTTAGGCCAAGCAATCAATATCGCAAGCGGGGCCAAAGAGAGGTTTAACTCAACTAGCTTATCTATTCAACGAGACCCAAAAGCTCAGAAGGTTTTAGATGACCTGTATCAGCAAAATGAATTGCTTGCAGAGACAGACCTGCGTAAGCGCGCCCAACTCAAAACAGAGCAAGAACTTCGAGCCATTAATGCTGATGATAATACCATCAGAATTGGCCGCGAACAGGCTGGAGTTGCCTATGACAAGCAAGTTGCACAGGCCGCGCTGAAAAAGGAAACTGCTGCTGCCACGAAGGAAGAAACAGCCGCCGAAGCAGCAGAGAAGCGCCGGGTTAAATCATTGCAAGATTTAAGCAATGAAATGGCCGTTGCTGAATTAAAGACAAAAGGACTCAATCGCGAAGCCGCGCAGCTTGCTGCCGTTCAAGATTTAGGTTCAGGAGCGTCTCAACAGCAGATCCAGCAGGCAACGCAACAAGCCGGTCAGATATTTGATATTCAACAGCGAATGGCTGATAAAAAGGCTGCAATTGATGCTGATAGTGTCGTCAAGTCCGAGCAGCAACGTAAATTGGATTTATCACAGTTAGATCGCCAGCTCGCGGCGGGTAACATATCTTTCGAACAGGCACAGCAACGCCGAGTGCAGATCGCCGCCGACTATTCAAAATCGATAGCTGAAGCATCAGCGAGTAAAGCTGTAACGCCACAGCAAGAACTGGCCGCGCAAGTTGACCCAGTTCAAGCGCTGGCAAATGAAAATGCCCGTAAGTTGGCCCTCATTCAGCAATTCACCCAGCAAAAGGTGATAACTGAACAACAAGGACTGGCGTTAATGAATGCTGCAAACAATCAATATGAGCAGCAGCGTACGGCGGCTCAGTGGGAGCTATTGAGCCAACAGAGCGTTGGATACGACATGCTTACCAGCGCTGTAGACTCATTCGCAGGTAATGCATCAAATGCAATCACAGGGTTACTTACCGGAACCATGTCTGTGTCTGATGCTATGCGCTCGCTTGGTAACACCATTCTCAACCAGGTGATCAACGGCATTGTTCAAATGGGAGTTGAGTGGGTTAAAAATCTCATCATCCAGAAAGCTATGGGTGCGGCTGTATCAGCAGCATCGGCGGCTGAGGCTGTTGGTGTTGCGGCTGCATGGGCTCCAGCGGCCGCGATGGCTTCACTTGCCACTCTTGGTGCTAACGCAGCCCCTGCCTCAGCCGGGATAACTTCTACTGTCGGGCTTGCTACTGGTCTGGCTGTGTCTGGTATGCGCAAGAACGGCGGCCCAGTATCAGCCGGTTCAATGTATCAGGTTGGTGAAGGTGGGCTTCCAGAGATATACCAGGCATCCAATGGCAAACAGTACATGATACCCGGCGATAATGGTTCCGTTGTCAGCAATAAGGACATGAACGGCGGGAATGGACAGATAAATGTCACCATGAACTTTGAGAACTATTCGTCTGGAGCCACCGTTGATGCACAAGCGCAATCTGATGGCAAAGGCGGGGTAACCATTCAAGCTATTGTCTACGACATCTCTCAGGGCGGGCCAGTCGGACAGGCTATATCAACGTTCCATAACGCACCCCGGAGGGCGACAAATTGATTGTTGATTATCCTGATTGGTTCCCGCTGGCGCAGAAGGCGAATAAGAACCAGGTAACCGATACGGGGTTTAGGACAGACCAGCCACAAGTCGGCGCGCCGATATTCCAGAAGCTAACCGATGACCTCAAAACGACATGGAGCGTCACCTGGATATTAACCATTGAACAGAACAGGGCATTCACTCAGTGGCTAAGGAGTCCCAAATATTTAGATGGGTGTAATCGCTGGTTCAGAATGCCAATTAACCTGGGTGGCGTTGAAGTGCAAATGCAGGAGTTGCATTTTACCGCTTACCCGCAAATGAACATGAACGGAAGCATCATTACATGGACTGGCAATGTCATCACTAGAGGCATGTTTAACGCTGATGATGAATTTGACGACATCCTGATTGAGCTACCAGCACCGTGGAGTAGCTGGCTCGATATCATCGTAACCGAAACATTACCCCGGAGTGAATAATGCCAACATTGCGCGAAATAAGGGCGCAGAGACCGAACCGCATCATATTTGAAGCAATCGAATTCAATCATGTTTCATTTGGAATAATCAGGCTGGTTAATAATCAAATCTTCCCGAAAGTCTTAGGTGGAAACGAATATCAACCATGCCGCTTCGAACTAACGGAAAGCCAGCAAAGCAGCACGCCGATAATCGATTCGACACTTAAATTCAGCCGACTGGCGCAGGACTTTAAGCAAAAGCTTAAGTCGTGGCGCAACTACAGCCGAATTGCCCCGATCACTGCTGTTTATCGTGTGTTTGATTCTGCTGACATAACAACAGAATTAAAGAGCTGGCAGCTATATGTGTCCGATTGTTCCATTGATGCGCTTGATGTCAATGTATCCCTGTCAATGACAAACCCTCTCAATAGAAACGTGGCATTAAGGTATGACCCTGCCGAATGGCCGGGCCTAATTAACGGCTGATCACCCATGAACAAAACAGAATTTATTAAACGGATGATAGGAATTCCGTGGGCTAACCGCGCCTGTGATTTTGAGTGTTGTGATTGTTGGGGCCTGGTTGTGCTGTATTACCGGTATGTCCTTGGAAGAGAAATACACAGCAAGAATGGTTACGAGTCCAAAAGCGAATTTCTGACTTGCTTCAAAGAAGAGGTTGTTTACTGGAGAAAAGCGAGCCTGCCAGTGAATGACGGCATCTTTGTTGGATATGTCGGAAAGCGTCCCGAACACGTGGGTTTAATCATCGACGGGCAGGCATTCCATAGCCGAGGTGAAAATGGCGCGGTGAGAATGGATCGGCTTCGTATTATCGAAAAAACATTTACCAGACTGGAGTTCTTTGAATATGCCACAAATAGAGATCCAGCGAGTACCCGGCTCGCCTAAAGAACGGGTCACTATTGATAGTGGCACTGACTTCTTCGAATGGTTTGATGCACAGGACTTTCATAGCGATGTAGATATTGTCATTAATGGCCGTAAATTATCAGAAGATGATGAATTGTCATTTCCGTTACTTGAAAGTCATCGGATTCAAATATTTGACCAGCCAAAAGGGTTTATTGGTGACATTCTCAAGCCGGTTTTTAAGCTTGTTACCAAAGTGTTTTCATGGCTGGGAATGGGTACCGGTGGCGCTTCGTTCTCTGTTGCAGAGAGCAACACTAAAGACTCACCCAATAATAAGCTGACCGGGCAGACAAACGTTGCACGAACGTACCAGGCAAGGCCCGATGTTTACGGTCAGGTTCGCTCTTACCCTGACCTCATTCAGGAGTCTATGTTTGAGTTCATCGACAACATCAAATACGTCACTGAGTGGATGAATTTCGGGCTTGGTAACTATACAGTAACCAGTGTTCGATACTCTGAATCAAATCTAACCGCGCTGGCCGGGGCCAGTTATCAGATATTTCCACCTGGCACTGTAATTCCTGTTATTAATGAAGGCTTCGAGTTTGACGATGTAGACGGGCAAGAAATACCCGGCCCAAATGAAAGTGATTCTTTCCCGGCGTACACAGCAACATCAACAAATGTCATTGACGGTGTTTATGCTGGAGGGCAGATATCGATCAGGATCAAGAAGCAGGCGGAGTTTGATTATTTCTACGATATAACGAAACCTCGCGCTGTGACATTTGTTATTAATGTCACTTACGGAACCGCAAGTGGCAATGTGACAAGAGATGTGGAAATAACTGCCGACTTATTCCAGGCAACATTAACGGATGATGGCGCAATTATTTCACCGCAGTATTTCTACACATTCTATTTTAAAAACCTGACTGGTGCAGATGCGAACACCACGCCAACCACAGCGACGGTGAACAGCACTAAGTTAATCATCAATGACAATCAGCCGCTTGCGATGGGGCCCTATTTCGCACCGATTCCCGGCAATCAACTGTGGGTTCACTTTCAAGCGCAGCAAGCCAATGACGCCACTGCCACATATACAGTAGTTTACTGGAAGGTTGATGATGACAATGCGCAGATCGCCCCGTCGCAAACGTATAGTGGAAGCATATCGAATAACTCTGGCGGTCAGGATTTCCGCTTTCAAACAATTAAGCTAATCCCCGCCGCTGGATACGGTCGATATGCAGTGCAAGTCACGCGGACGAATAACAGCTCAGACAGTAACTCGTTGCAACTTGCAGAGGTTCATTCAGTACGAGTGAGAAATAATGAGGTTCATGCTAATGACACTCTCGTCAGGGTAACAGTGACGGCAACCGAGCAAGCTACTGGCGTACGACAGAGGAAATATAACGCCCTCATTAACCGGCACACAATCACATACAACTTATCGACACGACTTGTTGATTACACACTTCGACCGTCGCGCTCGTTCGCTGATGCCGTTGCGCATACATGGCTGATTATTGGGCGACAAGCAGCGTCAACTATCGATCTGTACGAGCTTTATTCCATAGCCGCGTCATTGCCGGATTCTCGACTGGGATATTTTGATTACACGTTTGACGATGAAGATATTTCACTCGGTGACCGCATACAGACTATTTGTGACGCTGCCCGTGTCATCGCCTTTATGGATGACGGGGTACTTTCGTTTGTTCGTGACCAGAAAGTCAATTTCCCGATGGCCTCGTTCAACCGTTCGAATATGCATACTGACGAGTACAGCATCACTTATGACATGACAATGCCCGGGGGCAATGACGGGATAGAGCTTGAGTATGTGAGTCCAACGACAAACAAGAAAACATTTATTCGCTATCGGGTAACTGATGCTGAAATTGTTGAGCAAGCCGCAGAATCGCCTGTAAAGATAAAGTTGCTTGGATGCAGAAATGAGTATCAAGCAAGAGACAGGGCGCTTCTTGAAGTGAACAGACTTATACATTCGCGCATAAGGATGGCGTGCAAGGTGTTTGCAGATGGGGAATACACGTATGTGGGAATGATGATACAAGCAGCAGACTCTTACGATGAGAATCAGCAAGCCGGTTATATCGTTCAGAGAAGTGGTGACCTGTTTAGCACTAACGAAAGCATTAAGTTCGAGGGTGATATGTATGTCGTTATTACTGACGATGAGGGGCACACAAGCAGCAGGTATAGGGCTTATCCACGCAACGATACAAACATGGGTTTTGTTTCAAGTATTCCAGATATCCCACTAAATATATGGGATGGGGACAAGGTTCAATCCCCGTCGAGATACATCATCGCCACTATGACAGAACTGGATTCAACCCTTTGGACTGTCACAGAGAAGAAGCCAAATTCAGACGGCACGACATCATTAACGCTCGCGGAATATAGCGACAAGACATACGAATATGTCATCACATAATTAACACCATTAACCCACCCAACCCAGCCAATACGCTGGGTTTTTTTATGGAAAAAATATGGCCACTATACCGACACAAAACCCCGTTCCGAGCGAAGCTGCTATTGATTTGAAGTTTAACGCCGGAAAAATTGACGAGTTTGTCACTTCATTTCTTCTGAAATATACAGATCGGCTGGGACGAGATCATCTCACAATAGAAGGTATTAGGGACATTGTTGAAAAGGCTATTAAGGAGTTTGGCTGGGTAACAATAGACTCATTTGAAATCGGCGCAACACTGACTAATTCAAGTGAGGTTCTTCGCTGGGAAAGCAATGGTGAATACTATAGATGGGATGGTGAATTTCCAAAAGTAGTGCCGGTGGGGTCGACACCAGATACTACGGGGGGAATTGGTACCGGAAAATGGCTAAGCATTGGTGATGCAGTGCTCCGGTCAGACCTTAAAAGCAAAATTGGATATAGTGAAATAGGAGAGTTTGCTTCAATTAACGATTTGCGATCTTATTCAGCATTGTCAGCAGGATTTATTGGCGGAGAAAGAGTATCAGTAAAATCTTACTACTCCGGACTCAGCTACGGCGGTGGCTTCTTTCGCTGGAACTCTGCAAGCACAGCCGCGGATGATGGCGGCTACACTATTAATCCTACCGGTAATGCCGGTGCTGGGCGCTGGAAACGTGAGATTGTTGCTGCATACTCAGCACGAACTGTATCGCCGCTTGAATTCGGAGCTAAGCTGAATGACAGCACTTTTGATAGCTCAGTAGCAATAAATGCCGCTATTTCATATTTAAATCCATATATAAATAAGGATTACGATCAGTGGACTGGCGGAGATGTAGTATTACCGGCCGGGAAATACTACATCAACGACACTATTTATGGAGCTCCGAACGTTAGATTTATCGGGACAGGGGGTATTCCCGGCTTTAGGCAAACGATGAATGGCGCTACATCCATCTACACTATGCCAACGATGACAACGACTAAGGTCATGTATGACACGGCGCCGTGGTTAACAGATAATAGTGATCGCTATAAAAAAACAGGTGAGATGATTTTTGGAACCGATATTTCACAAGGATATTATGGGGCATATATAGAAAATGTAGCTTTTATAGGCAGCCCTGATACTCAAGCGGGAGTTAGAATTTGGAGGGTTCCTCGGTCGCAATTAAACAATGTGTCTGTATTTAACTGTAAAGTAGGGTTTTGGCTGAACTCATCATGGGAGCTGACTGTCAGAAATTGTTACTCTCTCGGTCAGACGTACGCAGTCTTTTTGCTTTATGGCGCTACTGCAATTAATTTCTATGCGGGATATTTCACGTCAGCAAGAAAACCATGGGCGGAGGCTACAGCGCAATGGTTCCATCGTGCGGCATCAGACTCAAATAAATCAAACATTGCTTTCACAACAACATTCCTTTACGCGAGCAATGTCGATGATCTTAGTTTTCATGGTGTGACAATAGAGAATAACAATAGAGATTTTGCTCTTTTCTATACTCGAAATGTTAACGTTTTTGGGGGGTATATAGAAGATGTGACCTCATCAGCAACAGAAATTGGACATCGTGTTTTAGTGCAATGCGTATCATCAAGGATTAACTTTAATGGAACATTCATAAGTTGCAGTGAAAAACCCGCTGTAGTTCAGTCCGGTAACACCGGAGATATTAATGAAATATCTCAAGTAAACTTTATAAGACCAAGGATGAACCAAGCTTTTGTAAGTCTATACAAAGACCTTGGATTTGGGTCATATAATATTAGAGTTGAGTCTGAACATCCAACAACTATAAACGATGCTGAAACTTTATCTGCTCAAAGACTATATATTGCGCAATGCGTTGGGTTGCTTGATAATTATACGATGAGATCGCCACAAGTAACTAAAGGTACCACGACATTTGATATATCAACTAGCAACTGCACTACCGGAGGTGAATATTCTTGCAGGCTTTTGATGAAGAACGTATCACTTACATTACAGCAGGATATTAGATTTAACGTCCTTGTTGGGCCCACTTCTACAGTGACAGGTTATCAAGGAAGAAGCACTGTAGGAACATCTCCAATTCCAGCCCCAACGGCAGTATTTAACTCAACTACAGGCGTTTTAACTTTAACATTTAGCGGAAACTACGATCTTTATTCACTTAATAGAATTAAAGTGGTACCCACAGATAATCAACCCTTATTCAGATATTCAACATCTTAATTGTCAGGCGGCTTTCGCCGCCTTTCATTTTTTAGCAAGGAGATTTTTTACCTCCTTTTAGCCAAACAAGGAATCCATTTGACTCTTTATTGTGATATACGGAATAAGCATTAGTCTCAGCGAAAGGCTTTTCTTTATTCATGCAAATATCTGATACTATGGCTTTTTGTTCCTTACGAGCAAAGTTAAATCTTACATCAGGGACGTCAAGAGATTGAGCAATCATACTAGCGGTCCAATCATAGGCAGGAACTAACATCATAGAAATAACAGGAATACTATCTGCTGTTATTTTTGACAGTGGCGCTACAGGAAGCCTTCCAGAGAAAACTATATAAGATTTGTTATTATATCCACTAGAGTTTCTTGTGTCATTTAGTGACATAGTGACATTTGAACGGTCATACGCTCTCTGTTCTTTTGTTGCATAAGCATATGAATATGATATTACGAACAGTGGAAAAGCAAATGAAATAGTTAGTATGTATATGTATGACTTTTTAATTGGTGCTATGTAAATAAGTGAGAATAATAAACATGTCAATGCGCTAGAACCCATCATCATTCTTGCTGCTATTCCTGGCTCTTTAAATGCTATCAGCATTCCAATTGGACATAAAAAAACCACTATAATGCAAGGGGCAACAACTAAAGAAGAAGATGCTTTTATATCTTTTTTTAATACTTTTATTATTATCACAATAAATATTAAGGAAAGGGCCGCAAGTGAGTAGACAAAAGATACTGATTTAATCGCAGTATCATAGAACCTATTTACTCTTGTAATAAAAAAATCAATCATATATCTATCAATATGAAATTCATTACCACGACTACCAGTCATCGGAACGACGGCTTTTATAATTAGCGTATAAATAATTAATCCAACTAGCAGTGATAAAGCAGCAAGTGAAATTGAACAAATCATTGATTTTGCACTGCTTTTATTTATTGCACTATTTATTATTATGACCACACAGGATATTCCGATAAAACTATTTATCGCTGTTTGATATAATGAGCAAGCTATTACTATGTACAATACCGAGAAAAAGAAACTTGATTTTTCTCTTTTTGTGCATTGACATGCTGCAAATACTGAAGCACACAATGAAATGGTCATTGTGATACTATCGTATTGATATGATATGTTTTCTAAATAAAATGGGCTCAATGCGAAGCCGCATGATAGTATATACCCTAGCTTTTCTTCTGTTCCGAAAACTGATTTTGTAAAATATATTGCCGTTATTGAAAGTGCAATAATAGACAGTATCTGACCAAGCTGACCATAACCAATTAAATCTCCGCTTGACATCATCAGAATATGGATTACCGCATCAGAAAGTGGCCTTCCAGCTGCTGACCATCCGTCAAACCCGGTTTGAGCCCTAAAAATGTCATCAACATATAGATTGTTGTTTAGTATAATCGGTAAATAAAATAACCCAATAATCAGGAATGGGATGTAATGGTTTCTATTAAACAT